GCGGAACTTAACGATGCCCGTGCGCCTATTGCCGCCGAGACCCGCAAGATCGAAGCTGAGGTAGGACCAATCAAATATGTAGCTGAATTAGTCTATGGTGAATCATCAGAAGAGGTGATTGGTAAAGCCGTAAGACTAATGATTATTCTTATCATCTTTGTCTTTGACCCGCTAGCAATTCTATTATTGATTGCTGCTAATATGGAAATGAAGAAAAAAGATCAACCTTGGCTTGAACCAATTCAAGCATTTAATATGGAAGAGCCTAAAGCTTCTCAAAAGTTTGACATTCATGACGATGATAAGGAAGAATATGATATTAGTAAGGATCCAGACGTAACAATGGTTAAGATAGAGAAATTATAAATATAGGTAGAAGTGAATAAATACTTATTATGGCACATATTATGCACTCTCAAAAACTTATTATCTAACTACGAGGTAGAGGAAAATGGCCTTTCAAGTTTCTCCAGGCGTACAAGTACGCGAAATTGACCTCACAAATGTAGTACCTGCGGTATCCTCTTCTATCGGAGCTTTCGCAGGCAACTTCACTTGGGGTCCAATCGAAGAGATCACTGATATCTCTTCAGAGAAGCAGCTGGCTGATACATTTGGTGTTCCAACAACATCTAATGCCGCAGACTTTTTTACAGCCGCTTCATTTCTTAAATATTCAAGTGCTCTTAGAGTAGTTCGTATTCCAAACGCTGCGTATAAAAACGCTACGAATGGTGCTACAGCTCCTCTAATTAAAAACCGCACTACTTACGAAAACACTTTTACTGCAGTCGGTACTAACGACGGTAATTTCTTTGCCGCTAAGTATCCAGGCACATTAGGAAACTCATTAAAGGTTTCTGTTTGTGCGGCTTCAACTACAACAGCAGAGTTTGAAGCATGGGCATATAAAGCATTGTTTGATACAGCACCAGGTACATCTGATTACGTTAACGACTTAAATGGCGCACGTGATGAAGTTCACGTAGTTGTAGTGGACAAGAACGGTGCATGGTCAGGTATTGCTGGTACAGTGTTAGAAAAGTTTGCATACTTATCAGTAGCATCTGGAGCAAAAACAGCCGATGGCTCTACCAACTATTACCGTGATGTACTTAACGAGCAATCTAAGTATATCTGGTGGTTAGATCATCCAACAGAATTTACAAACGCTGGTTCTGCTGGTACAACAACATTCACAAATACAGACCCACAAATCGATTATAACTTAATCGGTGGAGTTGATGCATCAACAACAACTCCAGCTAACATTCAATCTGGATACTCTTTATTCTCAGACGTAACAGCAGTTGATGTTAATTTATTAATTGGCCCAGTATTACCATCAACATTATCAGATGCAACTTCAGTTGCTAATTATGTTCTTGGTATTGCATCTGCACGTCAAGACTGTATCGCTACAATCTCTCCATACGTTGCAGCAACGGTTGGTAACGCTGATCCAAAAGCAGCTGTTATCGCTTTCGCTGATACTTTAACTGGTACTTCATACGGTGTTGTAGATTCTACAGCAGTTAAAATGTATGATAAGTACAACGATGCATACATCAACGTTCCAGCCTCTGGTCACGTTGCTGGTCTATGTGCTCGTACAGACGCTTCAGCAGATCCTTGGTTCTCACCAGCAGGTCTAACACGCGGTCAACTACTTGGTATTACACGCCTAGCGTTTAATCCAACTCAACTACAACGTGATGATTTATATAAAAAGCGTGTTAACCCAATCGTATCATTCCCTGGTGAAGGTACATTATTATTTGGTGACCGCACTCTATTAGCTAAACCATCAGCGTTTGATCGTATCAACGTACGTCGTCTATTCATTGTTCTTGAGAAAGCAATTGCTACAGCAGCACGTGCTCAACTATTCGAGTTCAATGATGAATTCACTCGCGCAATGTTCCGTAACATGGTAGAACCATTCTTACGTGATGTTAAAGGTCGTCGCGGTGTAACAGACTTCCGTGTTGTTTGCGATGATACAAATAATACAGCAGACATTATCGACAGCAACCAGTTTGTTGGCGATATCTACATTAAGCCAAATCGCTCTATCAACTTTATTACGTTGAACTTCATTGCGACTCGCTCTGGTGTAGACTTTAACGAAATTGGAGGTTAATCATGGCGATCCTAGGCGTAGATGATTTCAAATCTAAACTGGTTGGCGGTGGTGCACGTCCTAATCTATTCAAAGCAACTATTAACTTTCCTGGATACGCAGGTGGTGATGTAGAACTTACATCCTTCATGTGTAAAGCAGCACAGTTACCTAGCTCTATTGTAGGTACTATCCCTGTGCCATTCCGTGGTCGTGTTCTTCAGTTAGCGGGCGACCGTACCTTTGAACCTTGGACAATCACTGTCGTTAACGACACAAACTTTAAAGTACGTAACGCTTTCGAGCGTTGGATGAACGCTATTAACTCACACAATCAAAATACTGGTTTAACAAACCCAGTATCATATCAAGCAGATATGATTGTTGAGCAATTAGATAAGTCTGGCGCAACTGTTAAGCGTTATGATTTCCGTGGAACTTTCCCAACTGGTCTTTCATCAATTGAGTTATCATATGATGCAGCAGATCAGATTGAAGAGTTTACAGTTGAACTACAAGTTCAATACTGGGAGTCAGATACTACTTCATAATTGAGGTAATAAATATGAGAGGGAGGGGAAACTCTCCCTCATCTTTGTTATAAGAAAAGGCAGACAAATGGAATTATTCGGATTCTCGATCACACGTAAAAAAGACGAAGTAGAAGAACAGAGTAGAAAGTCTTTCACTCCACCGGAAACTGACGACGGCACGACTGTCATTTCTGAAGGTGGTTACTTTGGTCAATACGTTGATATTGAGGGTACTAAGGCTAAAGACGATACGGAACTTATTAAGAAGTACCGTGAGATCTCGCTTTATCCTGAGTGCGATTCAGCGATTGAAGATATTGTAAACGAAGCTATTGTATCTAATGAAGAAGATCAATCAGTAGAAATTGTTGTTGATAACTTAAATGGTTATAGCGATAAGATTAAAAAATTAGTTAGAGAAGAGTTTGATAACGTTGCTAAATTATTAAACTTTGGAAATAATGGACATGATATTTTCCGTAAGTGGTATATTGATGGTAGACTATATTATCATGTTATTGTAGACGAAAAGAATCCTAAGAATGGTATTGTAGAGTTACGTCCTATCGACGCTTTAAGAATTCGTAAAGTTCGTCAAGTAATTGAAGACAAAGATCCTCGTAGCGGCGCAAAGATCGTTAAAGGATACAATGAGTTCTACATTTATCAAGATCAAGCACAGACTAAAGCAAACACCGGCTTAAAGATTAATAAAGACGCAATCATCTACATCCCATCAGGCGTTGTAGATCAGAACAATAAGAAAGTGCTTTCATACTTATATAAAGCGCTTAAACCAGTTAATCAATTGAGAATGATGGAGGACTCATTAGTCATCTATCGTTTAGCTCGAGCACCAGAACGTCGTATTTTCTACATCGATGTTGGTAACTTACCTAAAGGTAAAGCTGAGTCATATCTACGTGATATCATGGCTCGCTATAAAAATAAAATTGTTTATGATGCAAACACTGGTGAGATTAAAGACGATCGTAAGCACATGGCTATGTTGGAAGACTTCTGGCTTCCACGTCGTGAAGGCGGTAAGGGTACTGAGATTACATCACTACCAGGCGGTGAGAATCTTGGACAGATAGAAGATATTCTATACTTCCAAAAGAAACTATATAAATCACTAAATGTTCCGGTTTCTCGTTTAGAAGAAAACCAATCATTTGTTCTTGGTAGATCTACAGAGATCTCACGAGACGAAGTTAAGTTTACTAAGTTTATTGGTCGTCTACGTAAGAAGTTTGCCGATCTATTCATGCAAGCTCTTAGAACTCAATTAATTCTTAAAGGTATTATCACCAAAGAAGATTGGGATAATATGAAGGAAGATCTAATTATTGACTTCCTTAAAGATAACCATTTTGCAGAACTAAAAGACGGTGAGATTCTTCGTGAAAGAATGAATACACTTGGTTTAGTAGATCCATACGTTGGTAAGTATTACTCTAAAGAATGGATTCGTAGACATATTCTTCTACAAACTGAAGAAGATATGGAAGAAATTGATCAACAGATAGCCTCTGAAGAAGAGACTATTCAAGGATTACCTCCAGGTGCTGAAGGCGATGGTCAAGGAGATCAATTGCCAGCTGCAGATCAACAAGCTCCAACAGATCAATCCGTAGCAGATCAGGGCGATGTTTTACCGGCATATAAGCCGCTTTAAAATCGCATTTTTATAAATATATTGAAAGAGGCAATTATGAGTGATTATGCAATTAACCTATTGAAGGCGATTGAATCTGGTGAAAAAGAAACTATGGACGGAGCGTTTAATACAGCTATTAACGCTAAGATCATGGATGCTTTAGATGCAAAAAAGATTGAAGTTGCACGAAGCATCTATAATGGTGAATCACCAGCAGAAGATGATATTGCTGACTCTGGTGAAGAAGTTATAACAACGGACGCATCAGAAGAACATGGAACTGAAGAAGTTTAAAGATTTCAAACCTGTCGGTGAAGTATTAGAAAAGTATGAAACTGATGATGGTACTAAAGTCGAGGTTAAAAAGACTAACCACGGCTTATTTGCAGTATGCATTAATGGTTTAGAAGTAGAGTATTTTAGAACAAAAGATGCAGCTGATGAAGCTGCCGACGATGCAATCGAAGCAATGGAAAGCGACGAATAATGAAGTTAATTTTAGAACAACAAGATAGTGATATTCAAGTAATTACCGAAGCTAAGCAAAACGGTAAGAAGGATGTCTTTATTGAAGGTATCTTCATGATGGCCGATTCTAAAAATCGAAATGGTCGCATTTACGAAACAAAAATTCTTCAACCAGCTGTTGAAAAGTATGTTGAAGAACAAGTTAAAACAGGTCGAGCAGTTGGTGAGTTGAACCATCCTGAAGGTCCAACAATTAACTTAGACAAAGTTTCTCACCTAATTACAGATCTTCGTTTTGAAGATAATAATGTAATTGGTAAGGCAAAGATCCTAGACACTCCTATGGGACAGATCGTAAAAGGTCTTCTTGAAGGTGGTGTAAAACTGGGAGTATCATCTCGTGGTATGGGTAGTCTTGAGGAGCGTAATGGAGTCAACTATGTTAAAGATGACTTTCAGCTCGCTACAGTAGATATCGTCCAAGACCCTTCAGCCCCAAGTGCTTTCGTTAACGGAATCATGGAAGGTGTAGAATGGATTGTAGAGAACGGTATTTTCAAACCTCAAGAAATTGAAAAGATTGAGACTGAAATTAAGAGAACTCCAAAGGCTCAGCTTGCTGAAGCTCAAGTACGTGTTTTCCAACATTTCCTCTCTAAACTTTAACACTAAGGAGTGATTGAATGTCAATCGAAAAAGACAAGCAAGAACAACAGCTCCTTGATGATGTGACAACTGACCAAGTTGAAGTTTCTGAGGAGACTCTAGACGAAGCACAAGCACCTGGTATGAAAGGTGACGCTAAGTCGGCTACATTTGGTCAAGGTTCAGATTTCAAAGATGACAAGAAGCAAGATCTTGCTACTACATCTAAGGCTGCAGAACCAAAGACTAAGTCAGGCATCATCAGCGCGACTGTAGACAAACTGTCTAGCATGAAGAAGGAAGACCTTCAAGCAATTTATAACAAACTCTTTAATGAAGAAGCTGAAGAAGTTGTTGTTGAAGAAGAAGCTACTATTATTAGCGAAGAACAAGTTAAAGAAGACCTAAAAGCTCTTGTTGACTCTGACGCTAATTTATCTGAAGATTTTAAAGGTAAAGTAGCAACACTATTTGAAGCAGCACTATCAGCACGCTTAAGCGAAGAGAAGTTAAAGCTTGAAGAAAAGTACATCTCTGAATTAGCAGAGGAAGTAGAAGGCGTCCGTTCAGAACTAGTTGAGAAGATCGATGGTTATCTTAACTACGTAGTTGAACAATGGATGGAGGAAAATGAGTTAGCAGTTGATGCAGGTCTTCGTACCGAAATCGCTGAAAGCTTCATGACTCAACTTCAACAAGTGTTCGTTGAGCACTACATTGAAGTTCCAGAAGGTAAGGAAGATCTCATCGATGATCTAGCAGAGCAAGTTGAAGAGTTAGAAGGTAAACTTGGCGAAGTAACTGAGAAATCAGTTAAGATGGCCGAAGAACTAGAATCTCTAAAGCGCGCTCAGATCGTTGCTGAAGCTTCTGAAGGTTTAGTTGCTACTGAAGCTGAAAAGCTAAAGTCACTAGTTGAAGGCATCGATGCTGAAGACGCAGAAGACTTTGCTAAGAAGGTTGCTATCGTTAAAGAAGCACACTTCAAGAAAGAATCAGTTGTAACTGAGTCTCAAGAATCTCATAATGAAGATTCTTCTTTGACTGAAGAAACTACTACATCACCACGTATGGCAGCTTACCTAAGCGCTATATCCCGTACTACTAAAAAATAAAGAGGAATAAAAAATGTTTTTAGCAGAACAAGCACAAAAGAAGTGGGCTGAGGTAATCAACCACGCTGATCTCCCAGAGATCAAAGACCCATACAAGCGCGCCGTTACAGCGGTTATGCTTGAGAACCAAGAGAAAGCTCTTGCAGAAGAGCGTGCACAATCTAACTACCTAAGCGAAGCTGCTCCAGCTAACGCAACAGGTGCTAGCGTTGCAAACTGGGATCCAATCCTTATCTCTCTAGTTCGTCGTTCAATGCCAAACCTAATGGCTTACGATGTTGCATCCGTACAGCCAATGTCTGGCCCAACTGGCTTAATCTTCGCGATGAAGTCACGTTACACATCACAGTCAGGTACAGAAGCGTTATTTAACGAAGCTGATACAGACTTCTCTTCATCATCATTCAACGGTGGCACAGCTACTAACAAGAATGGTACACATGGTGGTGATTCTTCATCTCTACCAGGTACTGACACAACAGTTAACGTTGGTGGTACAGGTACTGCAGGTACATCAGCAGCTGATACTGTTGCTGACCCATTCGGTGTTGGTGGTGGTATGACTACAGCTGAAGGTGAAGCACTAGGTGATGCATCTAGCAACGCTTTCGCACAAATGGCATTCAGCATCGAAAAAGCTACAGTGACTGCAAAGACACGTGCTTTGAAGGCTGAGTACACAATGGAATTGGCACAAGACTTGAAAGCAGTTC